CATCGATAATATTTTTAACAATCTTGCCCATCGGGGTTTCCATAATCTTAGCTCTACCAACAATGTTAGACCCATCTTGTTTCAATTCCGTGAACATGTGAGACACACGATCCAGATTGATGGTTGGCCCAGATGGATGTCCTAATTCTCCATAAGCACGATTCTTTGCTACATAAACCTCATTATATCTTTTCGTTTCGTTTACAAGAATGCTAGAGGGATACATGCGCCCATTTCTATTCTTGACATCACCTTGCATGATGACGCCTTCGATAAAGTAATTCTTTCCTTTGCCATCTTCAGTGGCTTCAGTTATGTAATGAACATCTTCAACAATTTCTTTAATTAGTAATGACATATCATTTACCCGCAGTCATGGCAAATTGAAGAATCTGCATGAACTTCTTGCTGTCGTTCAACATGCCTTCAACTTTAGCTTGGTTCTCTTTGTTCAATTGCTTGTGCATAGAGACGACCATGGAAGCACTGAACAGATCAACTTTTTTCTTTTTGCCATCAGAGAATTTAACCTGTCTCATCGACTTAGATGAAACGATGTCTTTTAGATCATCGATTACGCTTTCAAAAACTTCTTCGATTTCCTCTCTCATTGCCATCTTAGTAGCGGTAGCATACATAACGTCTTTAGCTTTATCGCCGTAACGATCTTTGAACTGGCCCATCTTTTCCTTGAAAGACGTGACGATCTCTTCACGCTTCTTTTTTTGCTCATCAGTCATCTCTGATTCAGAGGATTCGTAGACTTCCTCGTCTTCTCCGTCTTCTAAATCTGCGACTCTTTTCTTACGCTTAGAGCCTTTGATTGCGCCGGAGAATTGGTCGTCAGGCGCAACTGGATGATCGCGCTTGTCAACAACATGTTTATCTAGAAAGTTTTGTTCATCTGGAGAACGTGGTTTCAACACGGTTTCTGCCAGCATGTCCTTAAAGCCTTTCATTCTATCCCCCTACTCGTCTGTTTCTACATCAAATGCTTCGCCGGCGAAATCATCTTGCGAAAACATTGATGTGTATTTGGTTTCGATAGCTGCTACCATTCTATCAGTCATAATATCATTAAATTTGTCCTCAAAGCCAGTAGCATCCTTTTGTACGGCTTGTTGGATTAATCCTCTAACGCTCATGCACTATCTCCTCTATCGTATAATCTTATTTATATTTATTACAACTAGACTTTTGAATCTAGTTCGTCTTCTTCGAAATCTTTTCCAATAGTGTTCTCCGCATCTTCTGCATCTTCGTCCTCTTCTTGGATCGCTTTACCCATCTCTTCTATTTCGTTTTCGGTCATTTGAAGAACGTTCTTACGAACCCAATCTCCAGAATAGTACTTGCCAACATACTCATCGATGTCTCTTAGAATACCGAGTCTTTCGCGCAACATTTCGCTAGACTTTAACTCTTGAAAGTGGTTATCGCTCATAAAGTCGTAGCGAATTAGCGCTTGAATATCAGGCCACTCTTCTGGGGTGATTATACCTTTCAGAATCAATTGCTTCTCTAACAACTTATCAAACAGAGTCGAGAACCTACTTCTCAATCTATTGATAAACTTACTAAACTTGATCTCGTCTCTAGAGATTTCCGACGCTCTTCCCAAAGAGAACCCAGTGTCAGATTCCATTCTTGAGATGGGTACGTTCAAAGACTTAAACAAACGCTTTTGAAAGTACAAAACATCATCAAGTTCGCCGAGGTTTTGTCCACCAGGCAATGTAGTGATCTCTGTTCCCCTTCCGCCCTCTCTACGTGGCAACCAGAAGTCATCCGTCATCGACATATGTTTTCGGTCATCCTTAACCTCGCCAGTTGACATATCATAGACTAGCCGGTTCTTATGCTTGACCATCATATCGCGTAAATACTGCTCTGCTTTCAACTTAGGTAAGTTACCCACGTCAATGTAGAAAATTCTACGCTCAGGCGCTCTTGAAATTCTGTAGATAACGACAGCATCTTCCATCATTCTCAACTGGTTCAGAGGCTTATATGCTTTATGTAACTGAGAAAGCACTAGTGTGTTTGTTTCGTTCAACAACCCAGAGTTGGCATTAACGATGGCATCCGTTGCAATCTTAAGTCCTTTAGTTGCATTGTCAATGGACCCTATCGATTGTTGAGAGCCTGAAAGTGAGTTAAAACCCTTTTCATTATAGATGTAGTACTCATTCTTAATCTTTTTACTGACAAACGAATTATCTGCATTGCCATTGGCACTGACGTTATCACGGTTGAACTCACGTATTTTACGAATCTTACGAGGATCGATATAGCGAAGCTCTTGTATACCTTTACGTGGTGCAGTAATGTCAATCATCACGTGATAATTAATTCTGCCGTCAACGTACCATCTCTGAAACGTTTCGTAGCCAGCGTTCGAAAAGTCTAACAGTCTTAAGACATTATCAAACTCTTCTCTGATCTTTTTCTTGATGCCATCCGATAGGTCTACACCGTCTGTCACACACTCAACTACCTTCTGATCGGATGAGATGCATATTGCTTCATTCACAATATCATCAACCGCTTGCGCAACCTCTGGTTGTTGTAGCATAGTTCTATACTTTTGAACTAGCTCGGCCTCAGACCTAGCCGTGCCGTCCATGTCCAAGAAGCTGCTGACGCCAACACCCGCGGCCGCAATATTTACAGAGCCGTCATCTTCGTCAGGCTCAACGAAAGAGGGTATATTCTTATTTAGATCCTGCTTTCGCTTAATCGAAAAGCCAAATAATTCCATAGTTTATCCTCTAATAAGGAAAGAAACGCGCTCTTCCCAAATTATTTCAATTATACGTCAGTGCCGCCGTTACCAGTGATACCACCAGAAACGTTCCACCAGTCGTATTGAAAAGTCACATCAAAACGTTCGATATCGTCAGTCGTACTCCAATCCATGCCAATAGCGGCTACCGCGGACGGATACAAACCGTTAAAATTATATACTCTAAGAGGAACACCAGTCTTGGAAAACTGTGTGATCTGCGCTTGAGACTTGTAAGCAGACGATGCCGCCGTATCAAGTTGTCTTATGTTGCCTTCATGAGAGTTGATAGATGCCATCCATTGTTCCATAGCGTTACGGATTAAGAAGTCTTCATCGTTCATGATAGTAACAGTCCATTCAGCGAATGTTCTGTCACCAGCAATCTTGACTTTTCTGCCAAAGTACGGAACTTCGATAGTACCCAGAGTTGATTCTGGGATTTGAGCAGCCTGTACCATGAAAGGTGTTTTAAGATTAGCTATTCCATTGATCGGATTCGTGATCGCAACTTGAAATAGAGAAGCTTTAGCACCTCCAAAGGTCAGCTGGCTTTTAATTTCATTAATGTTGAAAGCCATTAGTTATATCTCCTTGTTGTTGTATTTATCAAAACTGACCTACGATCTCGCTAAACTCTACGCCGGATCTAACGGCAACGAAGTTAAGCTGAATAAAGTTGATGGAACGAGCCGGTTTGATGTAGATGTCTCCAACAAACTGGTTAGTATCAATAACTTGAGCAGTGTTATTAGTCTCATCACAGATAACCCTGAAGTCATAGATACCCCGTCTACCCTGAACATCACGTAAGAAAGGTTCAACTAGGTTTGTAAATTGGGCTCTCGTGAAGTCATCGTTGAACTCGAACAGAGTGGTCTTAGCTGCTCGGCCAATAGTTTTCTCAAGAACGATAAACAACCTACGAACGTTGATACGATCAAATGCACTTGCAACAGACGTGAATGTCTTATCTCCAAACAGTACTGTGCCCTGACCGGGTTGAGTAATAACCGGGTTAATGCTATTCTTATAAAGCAAATCTCGCTGAGACTTAGATGGGTTTACACGGAGTTTAACAACGTTCTTAATGTTGCCTCTGTTGTAACCAGCAGGAGAGAACCAGGGATCTCTTATGTCATCAGTTCTTGCACACAGTCCAGCCACGTCAGCATTCAACGGGATCCAACGATAAACGTCTGCAAACTTATCGTACTGATATTTATAACCGCTGTCAACCACCGCAAAAGTGCTTGAAGATAGAGTGGAGGCAAAATCGATGATATCATCAACCGAATTGTCAGACAACTCAGGAGAGATGAATGCAACACAATCTTTACGAACTTCACAGATATTGTCGATGATGTAATTGGCAAGAGTTGTGCCAGTTGAGCCGTCATCTGGGCCTTTAGCTCTACCTTGAATGACAAACGAGATGTCAACATCAGAAGAGTCAACATATAAGTCATATCCAGCTGCCAGATCACCAACAGTGATTCCAACCTCGTCTAGTCCATCGCTACCGGCCGT